GATCAACTTTCCATCTCGCCTAGAAGCAAAATACTTCGAGCACCTCAAGATGATGAAAAAGTCGGGGGAGCTTGTGATGTTCCTACGTCAGCCGAAATTCGATTTAGGAGGAGGCTGTACCTACAGCGCTGATTTCTTGGAGTTCCACAAGGATGGCACCTGCAGAGTCGTTGACTGTAAAGGAGTTTTGACTAAAGAATTTATCATGAAAAAGAAAATTGTTGAATCGCTCTACCCTATAGAGATCGAAGTAGTAAAGAATATTTGAACACGGAGACCTAGATGTACAAAGTCACAATAAATGGTATAGAGAAGACGATAGAGGCAAAGGGTATCACTGTCGAAAGCGGTACCCTCGTGTTTTTCATTAACAAAGAGTGCACACAATCACATTTTATTGTCCCTGCAGGAAAGTGGGATGCTCTCGAAGTGCTAGAGGGGTCAAATGCCTTACAAATCTCCAAAGCAAAAAAAGTTCCTAATGGTGAAGAAGCCGGAAGTAGCGAGGCTCTTTCAGGAGCACATCAAGAAGAAGAGAAAAGAGAAGCAGAGAGAAAGCGCCAGGCTCAAAGCCAGGAAGGCTAAGGGATCACTATGACATGGGTAATTCATAAGGGCGACAGGTCCCAAATATTTAATACTGATATGTCGCAGTCTGTCACTGTTGGGAAAATGTCAGTGGTGGAAAATGACGAAGCGGAAGAGTGGGCTGTAACAATCTGGTTCGGCTCTACTCCCGTTCAACTAGAGTACCCCAACGAAAAAGACGCTCAGCAGGCTTTCAAGTATTTGATGGAAGCAATCAAGAGGCGCGACAAGCTCACGCATATATGAAAAATAAAGTATCAGAGCGGCATCTTCACTTAAAAAGGGTGGGAAGTAATGGACAATGAAAAGAAAAGGGTTGGTAGGCCAACAAAATACACTGAGCCTGTTCTTCAAAAGCTGGGAAAAGAGCTCATAGACTGTGTTAATGAAGATGGTGTGTGGCATCTCTCAGAATTTGCAGAAAGACACGAGCGTGTAGATAGCTGGATTTTCGATTTAAGTACTAAATACCCAGTATTTAACGAATATCTTACAAGAGCAAGACGAATATTAGGACGTAAGATGTTCGCATACGGGATGGAAAAAAACCCGAATTGCTGGATGCTCAAGACATGGATGCCAAGATTTCTAGGCGAAAGAAACTACTACCTTGATGATGTCAGAGAAGAGACACGTATCAAGGCAGAGGCTGTAAGGGATGCCATAGCAAAAGATCCGGACCATCCTTTCTGGAGCACCTTTGAAAAATACATGGAAGATACAAACAGTGGCAAGCCCCTTAAGCGATAAGCAAATTGATTCCTTTCGGGCTTCTAACGCGCGTTTGAATATCTGGGAGGGAGCAGTACGCTCGGGGAAATCTTTCATATCTCTTCTGCGCTTTGTGCAAGCTCTTAAGAACGGACCGCCTGGACAAGCGATGATTGTGGGAGTTTCTCGGGATGCTATACAGAGGAACGTGATTATAGAAGTATGCGCCATCATGGGCATGCCTCCCCCCACTCCGAAGTCGACCCAGATGAACATTCTTGGCAGAATAATTCATTTGGTCGGAGCCAACGACGAGAGAGCACAGCGCAGGATTCAAGGCTCTACCTTGGCCCTTGCCTACGTCGACGAGCTGACCCTTATTCCTCAAGGGTTCTTTCGTATGCTCCTCTCTCGTCTCTCTGTAACAGGGGCGATGCTCTTCGGCACCACAAACCCAGACTCGCCCTTTCACTGGCTCAAGACTGACTTTCTGTCTAAGACCGACCTAGACATGAAAATATTTCGTTTCAATCTGGAAGACAACCCCTCTCTTGGGCAAGCGTACATAGACAATCTCAAGAAGGAGTACACGGGTCTCTGGTATAAGCGATACATAGACGGAGAGTGGGTACTAGCAGAGGGCACGGTATATGACTTCTTCGACGAAGAGGACCACGTCATAGATACGCCTCCTGGCCAAGCCGAGTACTACGTAATAGGGATAGACTACGGCACGACAAACCCTACCGTGTTCTCTCTTATCGGATACAACAGAAAGCTTTGGCCCAACATCTGGCTAGAGCGTGAGTACTACTTTGATAGCAGAAAAAAAGGCCATCAGAAGACAGACACGGACTATGCAGAGGATCTAATAGCCTTCATAGGCAACAAGACAGTTCGTTGTATCTACGTAGACCCTTCAGCAGCCTCTTTCAAGCTCGAGATGATGCGCCAGGGAATAGGGGGCGTGATCGATGCAGACAACGACGTTTTAAACGGAATTCGCTACCAATCCAAGCTGCTCGCTAACGGGACATTTAAGATTTGCCGCGGCTGCTCTAATACTATTAGGGAATACCAGACCTACCGCTGGGATGAAAAAGCCTCTTTAAAAGGGGATGATAAGCCGATAAAAGAGCACGATCATTGCCTAGACAGCCAAAGATATAGTTTATTTACACACTTTAGTAAAGTTCTAACTAACGATACTATAGATCACGACATGGATAAGATCTATGCCGACGTTATTGGTTTCAAGACCGACCTTCCAGACTTCTTCCGAGACGAGCAGTACCACCAGCAGTCAGTCCCTCAAATGCCGTCTATGGGCGCATACTAAAAACTATATTGTTATTGTCAAGAATATAGTATATTGGGGGTAGCTCAGGGAGGCCCGCATGGTTCTATATAGAAATTTGCAAGATGACAGCTACTACAACGACTCTGATCGCAACAAGACCGTTCAGCAGATGTTAGACCATACCTATGCGCAGTCTATCACCATTAATCAATCCTTCTGGTCCGAAGCCGACATAGACACACGATTCAAAGTAGGCGATCAGAGCCTATGGAACGATTACCATGGCAATCCTTACTCTTTCCGCAACAAGCAGTACTACTTCAACCGCATCCGCAGAGTGTGCAATCTTATCACAGGCTTTCAGCGAAGAAATAGAAAGAGCACAGTAGCTACACCGGTCGAGCATAATGACGACAAAGCCGCTTCGCAGTGGTCAAAGATCCTGTTCCACGCCATGAAAGGCGCGAGCTGTGACGAAATGATCTCTGAGGCTTTCGAGCACGGGGGCGTGACCACGGGAATGAGCCTCCTCAACACCTGGATCGATTACTCAAAAGATCCTGAATCAGGCGATATCAAAGTAGATCACGTCCCATATAATTCCTTTCTGATTGATCCCTATTTCAGAAAAAAAGACCTGTCCGACTGCAATTATTTGTGGCGTAGGCAATGGCTTTCAAAAGATGCGATCAAGGCGATCGTCCCCGAGGACATGGTTGATTTTGTCGATAGTCTGAAAGCCTCCGGCAATCGGGATGGCAAGTTTCAATTCATGGCTGAGTCGTACAATCAAGGCAGAAACGATTTACTTACTTACGATGAGTATTGGTACAAGGACATGCGTAAAGCTACGTTCTTGATCGATACAAAGTATGGACTTACTAGAGAGTGGAATGGCGACGATGAGAAGCTAGCAGAGTACAAGGCGGCTTTTCCGTCCCTTGTGGTCAAAGACTTCATGGTTCCCACTGTAAAACTAGCAATCTGTGTGGACAATGAGACGATATACAACGGCGGCAATCCCTTGGGAATTGATCGCTATCCTTTTGTGCCTTTCATCGGATACTACGAACCAAACATTCCTTATTTCCCTTGGCGTGTCCAGGGAGTTGTTCGCAACTTGCGTGATGCTCAGTATCTCTACAATCGCCGAAAGATCATCGAGCTAGACATCCTTGAGAGTCAAATAAACTCCGGCTTCAAATACAAGCCTACGAGCATGGTTAACCCTCGCGATATCTTCCTGGAAGGGCAAGGAAAGGGCATTGCTATAAAGCAAGAAGCCGAGATGATGGATGTGGAGAAAATCCAGCCGGCACAGATCCCCCCGTCCATGATTCAACTTTCGGAGCTTCTAGGCAAAGAGATACAGGAAATTAGCGGAGTCAACGAAGAACTGCTGGGTTCTGCTACGGATGACAAATCGGGCATTCTATCCATGCTCAGGCAGGGAGCAGGACTAACTACTCTACAGATCCTTTTCGATCAGCTAGACGCAAGCCAGAAGCTTCTAGGGGAAGTCTTTCAAGAGATTGTGCAGAAAAACTACACATACGGGAAGATATCTCGCATCCTCGGCGAGGAGCCTGTCTCAGAGTTCGAAGATAAGACTTTCTTAAACTACGATATTCGTATTGAAGAAGGGATTAACACTACAACACAGCGGCAACAAGCCTTTATTCAAGCCCTTCACATGCGAGAAATCGGCCTTCCTATTCCTACAAAATACATACTGGGACTTGCTAGTGTACAGGACAAAGACAAGCTTAACGAGGCTGTTGAGCAAGAAGAGCAACAGCAGGCGCAGGCTCAGCAGATGCAGATGCAGCAGCAGATGGCAGTCCTACAGGCTCAGATAAAGGATCTTGAAGGAAAAGCTATGGCTAACCAAGGCCTGTCACTAGAGAGGATTAGCCGAATTCAAGAAAATTCTGAGCTCTCGGTAGAAAGGCGAGCAAAAGCCATAGAAGACATTTCAGACGCTCAATTGAATCGAGTTAGAATGTTAAAAGAGCTTCAAGATATAGATTTAACTCAGATCCAGAGGCTGATCGAGCTATCAGAAT